GTTTCCTTGGCAAGAGTGTTCTTTGGATAGATTCTGCCATTACGGTTCTTTACATCAGATTGCATGAAAACACCTTCAATGAAGTAATTTTTATCTCCATTGCCTACATTCTCTTTGATGTACTTGATGTCTTCTGTTAGTTCTGTGATTAGTTTCATTATTGTATTTTTCTTTGTTTATTGTACAAATATGTGTTTATTATTAAAAAACGTAGGTATCATCTATAAGTATTCATTTTTCTTCGTTACCACCATACAGGTATCCATCCTCCTGGGCCACCATCTGCAGGGTAAAACCAAAAATATGTTATACCACCTTCTCTTTTATATCGAATACCATCTGAATCTGTCCATGTATCACCATCTTGAGGGCCTCTGAGAACGTCTCCAGCGGGTCTAATTGGTCTATCAGGATCATACATTCCTGGAATATTTATTGGTGGCACTTTTTCATATACTGGGGCATTTAAACCACCGGTCCCCAGTCCTTTTTGTTCTTCAAAAATATTTTCATTTTCATTAAGGCTAGTAAAAAGTCTACGAGATACATTGATGTATTCATTCTTTAAACGGTTGCCGACTTTTTCATATAATGCTTTATTTGCTTGTTCTTTGGCGCGAACAGCATTTTCTTCAATCACATTTTTAATTAAATTTTGAATATTGTCTTTCATTGTATTAGGCCTTTTGTCTTTTGGTAAAATTCTATGTTTCTTTTTAATGCTGCGGGTGATTCTAAAATTTCCTGCACCATTGTTTTTCTGTTGTCTGCGTTTAAAACATTAAATAAACTTTTTAATGAATTTAATTCAGCTTCAGTTATATTTATGATACTTTGATTTTTAAATTTAAATTTATTCTTAATGTTAGAATCATAATTTTGAACAAATTCTACAAAGTATTGCAGGTCTTTTGAAGCTTCGGTGCTTTTTGAATTTTGTACCATTACAGTATTTTTAATATTTTTATCAACAGTCTTAATAGCTTCATTTAGTTTCAATGATAAAGAGTTTGTCAAACTTTTCTTAAAAGCCAAATCATTTTCATAAATGAGAGATACTAATCCACTTTTTAAAATCATATTACTGATATTCTTCATTGGGGTTGTTCCTGCTGTTGCTCTGGAGCTGGTCCCATTCCTTGTTGTTGCATCAATTGTTGCTGAGCCATTAGTGCCATTTGCTCTTGTTGAAGTTTCTCTTTGTCTTCTCTAATTTGAATATCAATTAGCCTGATTTCTTCTTCTGTTTGATGTAGAATCTTACGACGAATATAATCTGTTGAAAAATATTTATCTTTATATGGTTCAATGAAAGAAAGCATCTTAATGCGTTCTGCCATAATTTCTGCTTCTTTTAGATCCCAGAAATAATTGTCTGAGTTATAAACAATTTTTATATCTTGTTTAAGTGCAGCCCAATCTTGTTCGGTCATGATACCTTTAAGAAGTAGCTGTACTCTTAAGAAATCCAAGAACATCTTAGAAAAATGATGGCGAAGTCTATCAATAAATTTGTAGAACTTAACTTCTTCACGAGTTATTTCTACAGAACGTCCCATATTAAAACCACTTTGATCTGCTGCCAAACGGTTTAGTGGAACATTTAAAGAATTGTAAAGTTTTTTCTTGAAGTAATCAACGTCTTCAATTTGAGACATTGCATTACCACCGGGAAGAGTTGTAATTTGAGTGCCCTGAGAACCTTCGCGGCGGGGTAACCAATAATCTTCAAGTACGGAAAGATGATTTCTTTCATCACGAATCTCGCCAGTGCTTTGGTTATAGATGACACGATTTCTAAATCGACTCATCATATCTCGCATGTACTGTTCTGCTTTTTGTTTTGGAAGCTGACCAACGTCAACATAGAACACTCTGCGTTCTGGGGCACGGGCTACGCGGTAAACTAGAAGAGCATCTTCTAGTTGTCTAAGCATATTTAATGGTCTAACGGCTTTATGCAGATACCCCAGTACTCTCTTAGAGTTTAAATCAATAAGTCCCGATGGCACATATACAACGCTATCTAATGAAAGGTGAATGCCACCTGGTCCAGTCAATAGAAAAGATTCTTTATCAGAATCAGTATATTGATAGTACTCTTCCATTTCTTTAATCAAAGAAACAGATCCTGTTGTGGTTCTTTCTTGTTCTTTTTTGATTTTTCTTACCTTTTTTATTTTTAAAGGATCAATAGGAAGAATATCTTTTATGCCATCTTGAGGACGATCTTTATCGATAATAATGTTATAAAATATTTTTGAATCAATATACCATCTTCTAAAAATTTCATATGCTCTATGATTAAAATCTAATAGATGAATTATGGTATCAAATTCTTTATAAATTTTTAATTTAATTGGATCCGAGATTGGTAAATTGTGTAGATCCAATTTGACAGGACGAATATCTGTACCCAATACGATTGCAGCATTTACAATTTCTTCAATTGCATTGTCAACTTCGGGATACACAGACATGTTTCTGTATTGAATTACAGAACTTGTTTCATCTTTCAGTGTGCCAGTAAAGTCAATAGCAGAACCAAAATAACCACCAGCTTCTATGGTAACAGTACCATCAAAAGTTTCTGGTGCAGTAAATTTCTGTAGAGCTTTATCTAGCTTTTCTACTTTAGTTTCTTTGTTTTTACCGAATTGAAAGCCAAAAAGATCGATTTCCATGAGTCTCCCTTATACTTATAATCGCTTTGTAACCCCTGGAATCTCAATATAGTCATACACAAAGACCACATCAAAATCATTTAGTGCATTAGTATTCGCCATGTTAAAGCCCATTGGCATGACAGATTTTGGCCAGCACCCTTGTAGAATAACTGTTTTTAAAGGATTCGATTCATCACCATTTAAATTTAAATGTTTAATTTTCCAATTATACGCTTTATAATCTGAATTTTTTGTTAGTATTGAAGATTTATTGCTAAGATGGTTGTTTATTCTATTACTCCAAACATTAAACATTTTCCATAAATCTTCATTTGCACCAGTATCATCTAAAACTTTTAAAGACCAAGTTTGATAACTTGATTCATTTGGATAATAAGCTTTTCTACCAAAAAAATTGTATTCTGTTGTTTGTGAAGAAAGAGAAGGCAATGCTGTTGTTTTGATATGAAATTTTGTAATAGGTTTATTAACAAAAGGAATTTTACCTTCAACAACAAAGCGATTGGAACGAGAACCTCCGTTAAAACCTTTTTTAAAATCCGAAATAGTGATTTTAATTGACATTATTAAAGCCCCTTTGTTATTTCAAAATAATCAAAAGTTAATGTTACAGGAAATGTCACTACGTCTACAGAATTCATATCAAGTAAAATTCCACCTATTTGACTTGGCCAGCAGTTTACAAGTTTAAATGTTCTTATAACGTCTCCATTTAAACCTAATTGATTTAAAACCCAAGTTTTTTGTAATCTTGAATAAGAAAAATTATCTCCATCAACTGTATGGGTTACGTGACCATCCATCAATTCTTTCCATTTATTAAAAGCAACCCATAGATTATTGTTTCCACTATCATCATACATCTGAATTGGCCAAACAGAATAAGATCTGTCGCCAGCCATGCTGAATATTCTTCCTCTATATCCAATACCAATTTGACCCAAATCGGATTTGGGCATTGTTGTGGCATGTATTTTTAATTTTGATTTGGCAATATCTACAGTACCAACCCTGCTGGGCCATCCACTAGTAGATACTACTTCAAATCTATTAGAGCGTGTTCCGCCGTTGAAAGCGGTTTTAAATGCTTTTATGGAATTGTATGGTGATGCTGGCATTTATTATGTTGAGGATTCTACGGAAACGTTAATTGTAAATTCTGATGTTGCAATAATTGGTTTAATTGTAACATCAGCATTCAAAATTGAAGAATTATCTGTATTATTTGTACTGTCACATACAACCTGAGTATAAGTTGGATCTAAATATTGATTATAATTTGTCTCAATTAGTAGAGTTATATCAGAAGTTGCCGCTGAACGAGTTGTTGAATTGTTAAGATCAAATACATACTTTAGCAATATTTGTGTTGCATCTCTACGAATTGAATTCTTAATGTTTGCTGGACCAATTCTTTCATCACTTGTATATGATACATTGGCTCCGGCTGTTGCTCCTACGGTATCAAGTCCCAAAAAGGCACTTTGTAAACCCATAGTATAAAAATTTACTCTATTCTTTTTGTAAATATTTTTTGTAGTTGTTGTTTCCCATTTAGTCGGGTTAACAGAAATACCATTTAACACACTGGACAAATCTGGTCCCGCAACAGTTAAGAAATATTTGTCTGCATCAATAGAACGTGTGAATGCTCCAGCAGCATCAGCTATACCAGATTGTGTATATGTTATTGTTGTATTCGAAGCCAGTGTACTTGTTGGAATATTTTTATTAATAATTTGACCACCAACATTAAAAATTCTACTGCTTATTGTTGTATCAGATACTGCTGTTGGATATATGGTATCAAAATTTTGAGCAGTAAATCCAGCACCATCATTTATGGATGGAAATATACCTACTGTATAGGGTGATAATACATCCATATACCTTAAAATGCTTGTGTAACCAGTTGAACCAAATATTACATCAATATTGTTATTTGTAGCATTGGTATAATTTGCAAAACCGGCAGTAGTGCCAGCAATAACCAAAACACCACCATAAGACAAATAAGTATTTGCAAGAATAAAATCATTGCCTATGGTTGTACCAGTTAAATCATTCCCAGATTGAGTAAATAAACCAAATGTCCCACCAGCAGCTAAAGTAGAAATAATTGCATATGTAATACCCGAAAGTGCATTTAAATCATTAATTAAATCATTCGGAGATCCGTAAGCAATGTATGTATCGGTGCTTACTCCTTTTGTTGGTGAGGCTAGAGCTGTTCTTGAATAAATCAACCAACCAAATAAACCACCAGGATTGACACTAGTGGCTTGGTTTACTCCATTAAAAATTGGAGGATAATAAGTAGATCCTGCCAAAAATGCAGCATAAAGTTTATTTGTAGCTATTTCGGTATCATAATTGGTTGGATTAATAAAAGAATTTAAACTTACTTGTTGTGCCATTTTATGCCTCTGGTGTTAAAATATTTATAATTTTAAGCACGATACCAAACAACACTGCCATCGGAATATTCATCATCGTCATCGGCATTGGGATTTAACATGAACAAAGTATTCTCATCTTCTGGCTTTTTGGCCTCCTCATAATTCATATGAGCAGTTTCAAGTAGATCAGCAAAATATTCTTGTCTAGAAAGCCATGCAAAAAATACCAAAGTCATTACAAGATCATCATTGTGCCCATCATCTGCTTTAAATGTATTTGATTTAGATACAAAACTTAAAAGTTCTTGTATGATTCTTTCATCATTAATCAACATTTTGTCTTCTTCAATCAACCGTTTTAAGATGGCACACCCTAATTTTTTTGTTTGAGCAGTGGTTCTCAAACCATATTCACTTTTGCCATTTGCAAACCCCTGAGACAAAATTTGTCCTTTTCGACCCATAATTTTTGTCATCAAAACATTTTCATAATTTAAATCATTATAAAGAATAGCCGAGACTTGACCACCAATGTCATTTGTTTCAACCAATACATATGCATTGTTATATTGTTCTCCAACCTTTTTTATTACATTAGGAAAAGAAAAAGGACTTATTACATTGTTTGCAAATGTTGCAACTATTTTATATGGAGCCGAAGTTCCATCTATTACGGTGAAAGCCGAATAATCTGATCCCTGTCCACGAGCAACGTCAGCCTGCAAAAAGTAAACTTTGTCTTTTTGAGGTTTTTCAAATATTTTCAATCCCTCAGAATCTTCTGATAAATGTTCTTCTGGAGCAAGCACACTTAATTTGGTTGTAGAAATTAAAGTATTGGCTGAACCAATAAAGTTACATCCATATTCTTGTTCAAATTGATCTGGGCTAGTATTTGCTATTTGTTCTGCTGCCCATTC